CCCTAAATTTTTTGTGCAAAGTGCCAAGAACCCACTCGGAACACTATATTTAAAATTACCAATTCCATTACCATCACTATTACCACCAGCAGTTGTGTTGCCAGCAAAAGTTCCTTCTTGTCCCCAATTATAAACCCAACTACCATTATATAAATTATTACCATCTCCAGTTGCAAAAAAATAATATCCAGATACTGTACTTGCTGGGTCAGTTATTGCTACTCCAGTTCCACTATTTTGAACTGTTCCATTTTTATAAAGATAAAGTAAATTATTATCTAAATCCACAGCAACACCAATAATATCACCAGTTGTAAATGTTGACCACGTTCCAGTAACTGTTGAACCACCATTTACTAATCCTGAACCAGCACCAGCATACCCCCACGAATGTGATTGTTGACCAGTCCAATAATCATTTCTTCGGTCTTCTGCTGGGTCACTTGTAATACCAAGTGTAGTTTGTCCCCCAGTAAAACTTACTAAATATCCCTCCATATACCACTTTCCAGTATTCATACCCATAGTAGATGACATATAAAATTCATCTGCATTAGCCGCAGTATTTTTTAAATTACCCTCACTTAGTGTAACTCCAGCTCCTTTATTTAAAGTATTGGCAACACAAAAATTATTTGAAGGTGAGTCACTAACTTGGTCGTGTGAGGCAAGTCCACTTGTCGTAAAATCATTGTTGTTTCCTGAACTATCGTTGCCCAAATCAGATGCTGATTCGCCCTTAATGTGAAATCCATTTGTTCCAAATGTCAAACCACTTACATCTTTGGGAATCCAGATATTGGAATCGTTGTATTCACCAAAGCTAGATGGGTCTAGTGCAGTTCCGTCTATTAATACTATTTCTGCAAGGTAGCCATCTAAATGTCCTTTATTAGTACCTAAATTTAATGCACCAACTCTTTGAACTACACCACTTTCATTTACATCACTATCTTGATTTTGTGATGGATAAGTTTCTACATTAAATTCAGTTATTCTTGAACCATTAATATATACTCTACACCTTTCACTACTTACTGAATTTCCTGAATCATAAACTCCAACAATATTATACCAAGCACTTGGGTCACGAAACACTTGAGTAGTAGATAATTCAAAAATAGTACTACCACTAACAGATGCCACTAAATTTAACGATTCAGCTACACCACCTGATGGTAAACTTCCACTATCTCTAAAACCAAAAAAAGTGAAATTATTTACATCATTACCAGCAGACAATAAAAGTTGATGACTACCACCTCCACCACTTTGACCTAATTTACCTCTTTTTACCCAACAACTAAAAGTCCATTTATCTAAATTACCACTACTGCTTGGTGTTCTTGTGAGTTGTGGTGTGTCTACTCCATTAAATCTAATTGATTGGTCTATTGTATGTACGGCTGTACCTGATCCACCTGCACCTGAAAG